AAGAACCAACAAGCATTTATATTGATTCGAACGGACACAATCGTTCGATAGCTAACTTTATTGAGCGTGAAATTGATTTAACACCAAAAGGAATCATTGACAGATTTGATCTTTTCAACTATACTAACTATAGCGAGAATTGTATTTACGGACACTTTGGTGACAAAGATGTACCTTGGGAGCAGATGGGGTGGTAATTTTACTTGACATCTATCGCAAACTCGTGTATAATAATATACAACGCAACTTAAACAAGGCAATATAATGGCAACTTATGTACTAGTAGACACAGCAAATACATTCTTTCGTGCAAGGCACGTTATTCGAGGCGACTTAGATACAAAGATAGGTATGGCGTTTCATATCACACTTGCTGGTGTTAGAAAGGCATGGCAGGACTTTAAGGCTGATCATGTTGTGTTCTGTTTAGAAGGTCGTAGCTGGCGCAAAGATGTTTATGCTCCTTATAAACGCAACCGCAAAGTATCTCGAGATGCACTTACAGAAGCACAACAAGAAGAAGAGACACTGTTTTGGGAGGCGTTTGATACATTTAAAGATTTCGTCGATACAAAGACTAATTGTACAGTTATGCAACACAAGCAACTAGAAGCAGATGATCTTATTGCAGGCTGGGTGCAAGCACACCCTAACGATAATCATGTTATTATTAGCACAGATGGCGACTTTGCACAACTTATTGCTCCTAATTGTAAGCAGTATAACGGTGTATCTGAGACTACTATTACACACGAAGGTTACTTTGATAAGAAAGGTAACCGTGTAATTGATAAGAAGACACAAGAGCCTAAGCCTGCACCGCATCCTGACTTTATGTTGTTTGAAAAGTGTATGCGTGGTGATACTAGTGATAACGTGTTTAGTGCTTATCCTGGTGTACGTAAGAAAGGTACTAAGAACAAAGTTGGACTTATTGAAGCATATGAAGATAAAGGTGCTAAAGGATACAACTGGAATAACATGATGCTACAGCGTTGGGTAGATCATGAAGGTGTAGAACATCGTGTACTAGATGACTACAATCGAAACGTTGTATTATGCGACTTAACGGCACAACCTGGTAATATTAGAAGTATTATTAATGATGTTATTGAAGACGCAGCACAACCTAAACAAATATCACAAGTTGGAATGCGTCTTATGAAGTTTTGCGCTAAGTGGGATCTCCAGCGAATGAGTGAACAGGCTCAAAGTTATGCAGAGCCGCTACAAGCGAGGTATATAGGATGACACTAAAAGCAAAAGAAATTATAGACGGAAAGTTTTGGATACTCGAAAGCGAAGGTAACAAGGTTGCAACCCTTGCTTACTCAGATGAAAAGTATATGGTAACTGATGCAAATGGCACAAGATTTGTTGATGACAAAAGAGCGTTAGAAAAAGACTTAGGGACTGTTAACTGGAGTGCGCTAGAAATTACAGAAGTCACACTAGACGAAGTTCACGGCTTTCCTACAAGTTGCAAACCGCATAATCCACTTTATGATATTAAACAGAAACTATCGTTGTTTACAAAAAGCGATAAATCTAAAAGTTTGTACTGTGCAGGATTTTATATTATTCAATTTGAAAAAGGCTGGGTTAAGAGCTTTTGTCCTAAATCAATTACTATTGAACGTTATGCATATAAAGGACCTTTTACTACAGCAATCGAAATGCGTACAGAATTGAGTAAAGCAAATGCTAAATGAGCCGCTTAACACTGCGTCTATACAGCAGTTTATATCTCAAGTAAGAAGTGCTGACGCTAGTAGGGCTAGAGATGTCACATTAGACATCCAGCAGGCTAAGCGTCTAGCATTTACACTAGGCGAAGTAATGGCTAGACTCAACGGAGACTTAGAAAGTTTACTTGCAAAACAGGGCAATACCGACAACGAAGTCATCGAAGTTCAAATGGACGGTGGCAAAGGTTGGTAAAAATAGCTAAATATATACGTAGTTTATTAAAGGACAACGTATATGAGCAGACCAAAACCAACGGTTTTATTAGAATTTATAGATAAAAAGACCTATAAAAGCGAGCAAATACTCGATGCTGATGCTATATGGGCAGTATTCTATAACAACAAACCATTTAATCTTAAATCATCACATAGTTTAACAAACTATCCAGGACCTAAGTATAAGAAAGTATCCTTTTCCAACCCAGGACATGCTATTAATTTAGCTAAAAAACTTAATGATTTATTCAGCTGTGAGAACTTTACTGTTGTAAAGCTATCTGCAGGTGAGAATGTTCCACTGGTTGACTAATGAACTGGAAAGAAACTTACACTAAGATTTTTCTAAAGAATTCCGGTAAGGCTGTACACGAAGCAAGTCTTACTGAGTATATGTCGTCCTGGTGGCAAAACACTAGATCAAAAGATACAGGCGGACTTCGTCTTACAGACGCAGGATATGCATTTGTAACAGAAGAACTTGAATTACAGATGTATGCAGTGCCGTATCCAAAAGGGTTTGAATTCACTACTAATGTTATTATATGGATGGATCAGTTTATAGACTGTCCGTACTACTTTGACAAGACAGGCATTACTGTTACTAACGAAAAAAAAGCTATGGAACTTCATTTGTTTAGTGGCGATGTTAGAAAATATGGCCTAATAAAAGCAATGAATAGACAAAAAGATTCCAAAAGTGGTTGACCATTAGTGTAGTTGGTGCTATAATATACACATACTAATAAAACAGTATGGCACTGATAGAAACTAAAGAGGAATACAAAATGGAAAACGTAGCAATTCGAACTGTATCACCCAACCGTGCAAAGAAGAGTATTAGGCATGCTTTCAAAAAGCAACGTCCTATCTTTATGTGGGGTCCTCCGGGTATTGGTAAATCCGACATTGTCGGGCAAGTAACTAGAGAACTTCCTAATTCACACTTAATTGATATTCGCTTGTCGCTTTGGGAACCTACAGATATTAAAGGTATTCCGTACTATGCAGCGAACGATAATGTGATGGCATGGGCACCACCACAAGAATTACCAACAGCAGAATTTGCTGCACAATATGATTGGATTGTATTGTTCTTAGACGAAATGAATTCAGCGGCTCCGGCAGTACAGGCGGCGGCTTATCAGCTTATTTTAAACCGTAAAGTCGGTGCTTACAAGTTACCAGATAACGTACTAATTGTTGCAGCTGGTAACCGAGATGCTGACAAGGGTGTTACTTATAGAATGCCTGCTCCGTTAGCAAACAGATTTGTACATATTGAACTAGCAGTTGACTGGGACGATTACTTTGCTTGGGCTGTAGCAAATAATATCCATGCAGATGTTGTTGGTTACTTAACATTTAGCAAAAAAGATCTTTACGATTTTGATCCTAAGAGTCCAAGTCGTTCTTTTGCAACACCTCGAACATGGTCGTTTGTATCAGAATTACTAGAAGATGACCTAGATGAAGAAACAACAACTGATCTTGTATCAGGTGCTGTAGGCGAAGGACTTGGAATAAAGTTTGTTGCTCACCGCAAGGTAGCATCGTCTATGCCTAACCCAACTGACATTTTAGCAGGAAAGGTTAAAGAGCTTAAGACTAAAGAAATCAGTGCCATGTATTCCTTAACAGTCTCGCTCTGCTACGAACTTAAAGAAGCATCCGACAAAGGCGATAAGAAGTTTGACGATAAAGTTAATAACTACCTACGCTTTATGATGGATAACTTCGAAACTGAGTTAGTTGTAATGGGCATTAAGTTAGCCCTTACGCAATATGCGTTACCAATTGACCCAGACGAAGTAGAATGCTTTGATGAGTTCCATGAACGCTTTGGCAAGTATATTACTAAAGCACAAGAAGCATAGACGTAAGAGTTTGGGCGATCTCTTCAAAACGCCCAATTACGCTTGACATCTATTGTTAAATATAGTATACTGTAAGAACAATAAAGCATTATAGGAGTTAACGTTATGGGCATAGACATTAAAGGATTTACAGCAGATCCGGATATTACACCAGAAGCATTAGCTATAATGCGCACAAAAGTAATGGAAGACATTATTGTTGCTAGAGTAGGTTTGCTACTCCGTCATCCTTTCTTTGGTAATATGGCAACACGCCTTAAAATTTTACCGTGTGACGATTGGTGTCCTACAGCGGCAACTGACGGGCGTCACTTGTATTTTAACACACAATTCTTTAATGCAATGACAAATAGAGAAATTGAATTTGTTATTGCACACGAAATCCTACATTGCGTATTTGATCACTTAGGCCGCAGAGATGACCGTGATCCTATGATCTATAATATTGCTGCAGACTACATTGTAAACAACTTACTTGTACGTGATCGCATTGGTGAAAAGCCTAAAGTAGTAGATTGTTACCAAGACTTTAAATACGATAACTGGAGTTCAGAATCTGTTTATGATGAACTATTTGAAAAAGCAAAACAAAACGGTGAAGAATATTTAAAGCAACTGGGTGAAATGTTAGACGAACATCTTGACTGGGAAGGCGACAGCGAAGGCGAAGGTCCTGAAGAAGGTGGCAACGGAGGCAAAGCGCAACCTAAATATTCAAAAGATGAAATGCGCAAGATCAAAGAAGAGATCAAAGAAAGCATGATGTCAGCCGCTCAAGCATCAGGTGCAGGTAATGTTCCGGGTGAAATTGCACGTATGATTAAAGACCTTACTGAACCTAAAATGAACTGGCGTGAAATACTACGTCAACAGATTCAAAGCACAATACGTTGTGACTACACGTTTAGTCGTCCATCACGCAAAGGTTGGCATACAGGTGCAATACTTCCAGGTATGAATTTTGATGAAACTATCGACTTGTGCATTAGCATTGATATGTCGGGGTCAATTGGTGAAATTCAAGGACGTGACTTTTTAAGTGAAGTACAAGGCATTATGGACGAGTACAAAGACTACAACATTAAATTGTGGTGCTTTGATACTAAAGTATATAACGAACAAGACTATAGTGCAGACGACGGCGAAGACTTAGTTGACTACGAAATTATGGGCGGTGGCGGAACTGATTTTTCTGTAAACTGGACATACATGAAAGAGCAAGATATACAACCTAAGAAGTTTATTATGTTTACAGACGGATATACCTGGGACGGCTGGGGCGACGAAGATTATTGCGACACAGTGTTTGTAATACATTCTAATAACGACAAGGCACTGCAAGCACCATTTGGGACTACAGTACATTATGATGCTGCTTAAATCAAAACAACCAAATCGATTAGAAGTTTTTAAGTGCAGGAAGACTAGTTCTCCTCCTGCACATTTTGAATATATAAAACTTCCACTAACCTATAATTTATCAGATAGTATTTCAAATTGGATTGCAGACCATTTAAAAGGTCGGTACTATGTAGGACGTTCGATAGCTGTAAACGAAACACGATCAATAGAAACTATACTTAAAGTAGGTTTCGAAGACCCGAAAGAACTATCATATTTCACATTGGCTTGTCCACTTTTGAAATATAAGTAAATATTTTTGAATAATTAATAGTACAAGGAGTTAAAAAAACTATGACCGAAGAAACAACATCAGCAACCGCAAATGCGCAAACTGAAACACCAGTCGAACTTACAGTTCAAGACTTAGGTAATATCAAACAAATCATCGATGTAGCAAGTCAACGAGGCGCTTTTAAGCCTGGTGAAATGACTGTAGTCGGTACAACATACACGAAGTTAGAAACATTTCTAGCGGCAGTGGCACAACAGCAATCGCAAGGCGAAGCTGAAGGAGAAAAATAATGTATAAGCACGTTGGCAGAATTAAGACGAACCAAAGAAAAGTAATTGTTGCATATAGAACTGTTCCAGGTGAACCTGAAAATTGTCTTGTAGTAACTACAGAAAATTTAATGGCAGAAGAACATGATGCATTAATGAAGCTGATCGAAAGTGACGGCGGACAAAATGAAGATGTATTTGCAAATGCAATGGCTAGAGCAAGACTACCTGATGGTAGAATTATGTTACCAGCATTTCATGTTACAGGAAAGATTCAAAAGGTCCCAACTAGCCTAGTAGAAATGACACCTAATAGAAGTGACATTATTCCGTTAGACGATCTAAATAAAATGATTGCTGAACAACGCGGAGTTGGCATTGAAGATCTTGCAGCTATCGATGCTGGCGGAGCAGCTACAGTTACAGAAGTAGCAAAAGTAAACGAAATGCCAGTTATTGAAGATACTGCACCAGCAACAGCCAGTGACGAAGTACTTGATGATGCAGCATTAGCAGCACAGTTTCGTTCGCAAGCAGATCGTATGAGCAAAGAAGCGGCCGCACTACGTAGGCAAGCAGAAGAACTAGTTCCGACTAAGAAGAAAAAGTCTGTAACGGCCAGTGCCTAAACCCAAAACTAAGAAGTTACCACAGGACATTATAGATCATTGGCCTGAAGTATTTCGAGATGTAGATATTAAAGTTGTACCAGTAAAATATCTGCATAGCGTCCGAGTGTTCTTTACCGATGGTAAGGTATGGGACATTGACGTTGCTAAGTCTAGAGAAAAAGAAAATGCCGAAGACATTGAAAATTCTTTAGAAGAGTTGTTTAATAATTACGAAGAAAATATTGACAACGTTGACTTTAGGCTTGACACTGTTAAGATTAAAGCAGATATCCAAGGACGGACACGATCCTTT